GTCGCAGTTGCGATGTCTGGCGATACTGGAACCTGTGAAGCTGCAATAACTTTAGTCTTCCAATAGGTTAGCAATGGTTCGCAACAGGACAGGCCTCGCACCCTGGTCTCTTTCCAGGGAAGCAGGTATTGAGTCCGCAACAGTAGACGGAACTATTGAAGTACCCCAGTATGTTCAACCCACTCTTAACACTGGTTTCGTAGATGAAAAGGGAAACTGGAGGGGAGTTAAGAGTAGTGACAAGCAATTTATAGTATACAAGGACGAAGCAATCGCTGATGCTGGAACGATCCTAACGCCAACGGCTAATGCAGATGGCACGTGGCCCCTGGATATGACTGGATTTACCGATATTCAAATAATGATAAAACCAACTAATGGCGGTAACTATGCCATTGATGCGGTTATGGGTCCCAATACTATTAGTTATGCTAATCTAAGTCCTGTTAACTCTGGTGAATTTATAAGGGGAAATGAAAATACAGTTGGTAAAGGTTTTGATAAAGTGCTTAGTGATGCATCCGAAACAATGACGGTTGATGTTTGGAATATATTAGTAATCAGAAACGTCTTAAAGAATATTAAGTTGTTACAATTTAAGATAACCAATAACAGTGGTGGCATATCTACAATCGAAACAGCATTCATGAGGATCGTATAATGCCCAAGATGACCAGGGCAAAGATGGCCAGGATGATTATAGAAGCACAAAAGAAGATTGCTAAAGTTTACATGGCTCATTATACAGTTAAAAGTCCACAATTGAAAGGTTACGGTTTTACGCCTGTTACTTCTACAGATATGGCAGCCCTGGAAAAAATATTTAAGCGGATGTTAGGCCGTCTCAAATAATGGTCTTTGCTGCAGTACCTAACGACGTTACAATAGAGAAACTAACAGCTCCTCAAAAGAAGGCCTTAGATGAATATTTAGGAAAGGAAACAAGGAAATCTATTTTTGAACGTATAGCGGGAAACGAAAAAGTGCCTTTCCTAATTGCTGGGGCTGCTTTACTTGCATCTTTACCAAAGCTACTCTCTATAATTTTACCTCTATTGGCCAAACAAATACCAGGCATCCCCTCTGATGCAGCAGAAATAATTGACCAGGCTATTTTTCTGAAAGATTTAAACGAAGCCCTTGGAGAGATCATAGTTCCTGGTGGTGGCTTAATATTTGAGGGCGAAGCCAAAGACTTTTATGATAAGTACGTGAAAAAATGAATATTGGAGCAGTACTTGTATTGTGGAAATTGATAAAAGACGCGGGGGTTGCGGTCTCACCAATTGGTCCCCCTGCGCCCCCTACTGATGTAGAAGCATTTGAAACAGGGGGCTATCAAGAAGTAAGACCTATGTGTGGACCAGGTAAGTTTGCTTACCAACATCCAAGAACGGGTATGTGGACCTGTAAACCAAGACCCCCAGGAAAATAAATGGAAATTACAGCCATCGAATTAATAGGACTTGCCGTTTTCTGGAGTTTCTTTTATTTCTTCTTATCTCATTATATCGCAGGATTAAGTCGCGATGCCTGGGTGGAATATATCCAGGGCCCAGAATCAGACGAAATGTTATTGGAAGCCCTGGAACCGATTGTAAATGAGATTGATGATCGGATGCACGAAAAGTTAGAAGCTTTCCAATCTTCTTTTTTTGGTTCCCTGGGTGCGGCCAGTAAAAAATTAGACCAGGCAACAGGCCAAGCAACAATCAAGGCAGTAACAAAGGACAACCCAATACTCGGATTCGTGGCCGAGTACCTTATGAAAAGGGGTGGATTAGGGGATTTAGTAGGCCAACAGAGCCAAAACACCCCCAGTAATGAGCCCCAGAAAGACCAGAAGTTAGGGTTGAAGTAGTACTAGATAAAGAATAATCTATAATATAATATAATAATGATATAATATATACTGATAATAACTTGTACGTCGGCCTCTAGTTTGAATTAAATATATACTTTTTGTGTTTGTGTGTCACGCACTTCTTTTATTTTCAATATATACAGTATATACTATATAGGGGTTTTTTACTGTAAGTATGGTGAGACAAAATGATTTGTAAAAAATGTAAGAAGAACGTAGGGTTTGAAAATCCACACGCAGAAACAACTTGGATAAACGAAAAAGGTGAGTTGTGTTATTACTGCCAGGTGATAAAATGACATACAGCAATAGAAGTCCTGGTCGTTGTATTCGTTGTGAAGCAACAACACGCTCCTATGTAGGAATTAAAACAATAGAAGGTCGGGTACTCTGTAAACATTGCTCAAAGGCTATGGAGAGTGTTTACAATGCATAATTGCATAAAGTGTAGATTATTAATAACTGGAGAAATTGCATATTGTCTGGAGTGTTATGAAAATGGGCGGGATTAGTTCGGGTCGGCATCCGCATTATGGCGGACCGCTAAAGCAGGTTGCTCTCAAGTTTCCTATTAACAGTGCCTGGTTCCTTTTAGCTAAGCGGATTTGTCGCTACAAGGAGATCTCTTTTAACGAATTTGTGAGATTGTTAGTTAAGAAGGACGTTCAGAACTTCAAATATACTAAGATGTGGCCCTGTGAATGTACCGATATAAGAGGGAAAGTACAATATAATTTCAAAAGACTCCATTATTGTAATGAGTGTGGAAAGTATCAAACGGAATTCCACGAAGGTTTATATAACAGAAGTAAATAAGAACGTCGGGCGCCTTCGATGGCCGCCCCACATGGAGATAAATAATGGTTGCACGAAGAAAAGTTAGGAGAGCTCGAAGGCGTAAGTCTTTTTCAATAAATCTTTTGGAAACCGGTGCCGGTCTCGCTTTCCTGGATGCGGCCAATGCAGGGCAAGCAGCCCAGTCGTTTATCAAAGGAGATATTAACGGCGGATTGAAAGTATTATCAGACGCATTCAAGACAAATAAAAACGACTTCATTAAAATTGGAGTTGGAACCCTGGCGGCCAAGTTAGTTCTTGGCAGTATGGGAGGTTCCAAAGTATTAGGATCCGTGGGGCCTTTGAAACTCCGCGTTTAAAATAGGAGAAAAAAACATGGCAAAATATAGGACAAGGGAAGGACAAGTAACGGCGGCGGATTCGTTCACGAATATTGGCGGACTTTTTGGCCAGAGCACTACGAGTAGTATCCAGGTACCCGCAAATTCTACGGTTATTGTGGGCTTGATCGCAAGCGTTGCAACAGATAGCGCGGCGAATGGTGTCACAACTTTCGCATGTCAGATCTCTGGCGACGGTTTAAGTTCAGGTCAGGAGACAATAGTGTTCGCTGGAGCTGGTGTAGTCGGAACCGAAGTTAGTAACGGAGCAACGGTGGAAGCATTCAAACTGGATGTTAACATTCCATGCATAGCATCTAACCAGGTAAGCGTCGCAGTTGCGATGTCTGGCGATACTGGAACCTGTGAAGCTGCAATAACTTTAGTCTTCCAATAGGTTAGCAATGGTTCGCAACAGGACAGGCCTCGCACCCTGGTCTCTTTCCAGGGAAGCAGGTATTGAGTCCGCAACAGT